CACATGAGCGCAACGGATATTGCTATGTGTTTTGGTGTTCCTAGCCAGTTGGTAGGCGTACCAGATTCACAGACGTACTCAAACATGGCAGAAGCAAGACTTGCTTTGTATGAGGAAACCATCATTCCCTACCTCAGAAAAGTGCAATCAGATTTGAATGAATGGCTGGTTCCACAGTTTGAAGAGTTAGGGGAAGACCTACATTTTGAATATGACATTGACCGTATCCCAGCTCTAGCAGAACGACGGCGCATGATATATCAAAATGTACTAGGGGCGGTAAATGCTGGAGTTATGAGTCGTAATGAAGCTAGAGAATTGGTCGGATTAAGCCCAGTAGAGGGGGCAGATGATTTGCTTGTTCCCTCTAATCTTTTCCCTCTCAATGAAGCTTCAGCACCAGAAGCAGAACAACCAGAGGACCCAGATGATTTGAGCCTTTTTGAAGATGAAGAAAAGGCAGAAGAAGTTACAAATTTCCCTAAAGCCGGAGATAACAAAAAAATATCTTTAAGAAACAGCAACTTCCCTCAATTTGACTTTGATTTTGCTCAAGTGATGGCTAACGACATGACAGCAAACGGCAGAAAGATATGGAAAGCTGGCGGCAATATAAGAGGCACAGAGGCTTTTAGGTTATGGGAAAAGGCAAAAAGGGGAGAAGAAACACCCGCAGTTCTTTCTTGGATAAAAGAGAGAGAGGTTTGGAGCGCAAGACACACGGTTATTGACGGAAGCGCATTTAAAGACTTGAAAAAAGAACCAAATCTTTCAAATGTAGGTGGCGTCGTAGCTCTCATAAAATGGGGATCAATAAATCCTGATCTTGGCGAGCGAAGAATGAAAGACATAATACTTGAGCTTACCAAAAAGTTAGAGGACAGAAAGACAGATAATATAATACAGCCTGTATCTGATGAGCATGATATAGAAGCTTTGGCCGATGATATTCATGTAAAAGCTCCTGAAGATGCAAGGGTTTCAGAAAGAGCTAAAACAACTCTCCAAGGTAAAGTAGACGAGCATAATGAAAAATACGGAGATAATAAAACGAAAAGAGCAACCCTTAGAATGTTAGAGGCTGTTTTCCGTAGAGGTGTAGGCGCATATTATACAAATCCTCAATCTGTAAGGCCGAACGTGAGCGGACCCGACCAGTGGGCGTTTGCTAGGGTCAATGCTTTTTTATTCGCCTTGCGTACAGGCAGATTTCAGGGCGGCAAGTTTGACAGAGACTTATTACCAAAAGGACACCCACTTTCAACAAAGGAGTAAAGCATGGGGTTTTTCAAGTGGATCAGCGATTTCCTTGGCAATAGCCAATCAGCACAAAAAACGGCTGACTTGTTGGAAGAGGTAGAAGTTAGGACAAGAGATAAAAAGGGTAGGTTTGTGCCGGATGACCCAGACACCCCAGAGAACGAAGCATATACCAAGGTAAAGAGACCAAAGGCCAAAGTAACCAAAATAAAGAAAGCGGCCAAACCAAAGCCAAAGAAAAAGAAATGAAACTAGCGGAGGCGTTGAGCCTTATGCAAACAAACGGATTTGAACAGCTTTTCCTTTTTAAAGGAAAGGTTCGTAGCGTATATGATGGTGACAGTCTACGCGCTGACATTGACCTTTGTTTTGGCGTGAACCTGTTAAACCAAGCGATTCGGATAAATGGCATAGATACCCCAGAGATGAGAGGGAGAGGCGTTACCAAGCAAGAGAAAGTTTTAGCCAAGGCCGCAAGGGACAGGGTTAAAGAGCTAATCAAAAAAGCATTTTGGCTGGAATCTTTAGATGGCGGTAAAAAAGATAAATACGGCAGGATACTAGGCAATATATACACCCTTAACGGCTTAGATGTAGCCAAGACACTAATTGAAGAAGGACACGCGGTAGCCTATGACGGCGGCAAGAAAACTCATAAGTGGGCTTAAACAGTTTATAAACTTTAGGCAAGGACGCTTAAACGCTCGCAAATACATAAGAGAGCAACAAAGAGTGCGTGATACCCTTTCAAGAGGCTTTGCTAAAAAGCTTGCTCGCGAGTTAAATAAAACGATAGACCAGTCAAAGGTATCATTAGAAAACCAAGTTATTCCAGAAATCTCTATTCTTATTCAATCTAACAATAACGCGATAAGCGGCACAATAGCTGAATACGCAAGAAAGACCTATAGGGCAATCTTTGAACTTAACTTTGTAAAGTATGATAGGGTGCTACAAAAGCAGGAAGGCGATCCTTTAGATTTTGGAAGATCAGCAATTTTTGAAAATGCAGTAAGAGCGTATCTGCTCACTAGAGATCCTCTGATAACAAATATTTCTCGTAATATGGCAGAGCGTATTATAAATCATATTTTAGATGAAAGATTAGCAGATAAAACTTTGCCTCAAATTGCCGCTGGGATAAGCAATAAATTTGGTCCTATTAATCGCTCAAGAGCAAATGTCATAGCAAGGACTGAAACACACTCAGCCGCAGGATACGCAAACCATGATTATCATGAGCAAGCATCTGACAGCTTTGGTTTAAGTATGATAAAGCAATGGGTATCTACTTCAGACGCAAGAACGAGGCCGTCTCATGTAACAATGAATGGGGCAAAGGTTGATATGAATGAAGATTTCCTTATGCCAAACGGAGCAAGAATGTCGTTTTGTGGGGATGCTAAGGGAGGGGCCGCAAATGTTGTAAATTGTCGTTGCGTTACTCTTTATCACGATCCAGAGGATTTTGTTTCAGATTAAATAATGAAAAAGTTAATGTCACTTTTTGCTTGTGAAATATAAAAACAGATAATATTATAGGAGTTAGCAGATGCCTTTACCAAAACCCTTCTCAGGCGAGTCGGAAGAAATTTTCATTTCACGTTGCATGGGTGACCCGAAGATGAGAGAAGAGTTTAGCGGAACAGCACAACGATTAGCGGTTTGTAATGACCAGCTTGGCGAGTCTAAAGAGGAGCTAAGATCAGACGTATTTACAACTGAATCCGAAGCCGCCGCCAGAGCGCAAGAGATAGGATGCACTGGCACACACTCCCACGATGAAAACGGCGAACTAATTTATATGCCGTGTGAAACCCACGAAGATTATATTGAAGCCACAGGCGAAGACGTAAAGCGGCCCGATGATGACGAAGATGAAGAGGGTGGCTATAAGCCTGTAAAGTCTCAGTTTAATTGTTCCCTTGAGCTAAAAGCCCATAACTACGAAGAAAAGGAAGGGATGTTTGAGGGCTATGGTTCAGTATTCAATAACACAGACTTAGGCAATGATGTAATCCTTCAGGGCGCATTTCTGAAAAGCCTAAGAAAGACAGGGGCTAAAGGCGTTAAGCTCTTATACCAACATAAAACAGATATGCCGATTGGTGTGTTTGAGGAAATACGAGAAGACGAGAAAGGCTTATATGTTAAAGGGCGGTTAGCTCTTGGAACACAGGCAGGGCGAGAAGCCTACGAATTATTAAAGATGGGAGCGATTGATGGTTTATCCATTGGCTTCCGCGTTGACAGCAAAGGACAATCATACGACAGCCGGAACAGACGGCGAATGATAAAGGAAGTAGAATTAATGGAAGTGTCTTTGGTTACCTTCCCGATGAATCCAAGAGCAAAGATTCAAGCGGTGAAAGGCCAAGAGATTTCTATTAGAGAATGGGAAAGTGGATTGCGGGACGTTTTCACTCTTTCTCGTTCAGAAGCGAAAGTGGCGGCGAAAGCTGTTCACGATTCTTTCAATCACGCAACGAGAGGTTGTGGGTGCGAAGAAACAGATGAAACGGCAGAAGCCATAAAACATTTACTTAACACCTTACGAGGAGAGAATGATGGAAACTAAAGATACCATCAATGAACTCGCCAGCGGCTTTGAAGAATACAAAAAAGCCAATGACGAGAAGATAGAAAACGCTCTTAAAGGTATTGCAGATCCACTTCTGGATGAGAAAATTTCCAAGCTAGACGCAAAAATGGACAGCTTAGAAGACTTCAACCAGCAATTAACTTTGCAAGCCAAGAGCAACGAGCAAATCGGAGAGAGATTAGAATCTCTTGAGACTATGCTTAAAAGACCACAAGCAGGAATGGAAACGGCTGATGTAGACGTAACCATGAAAGCTTTTGATAATTTGCTAAGAAAAGGCAAGGAAGGCATGGAGCCAGAAGAGCTTAAAGCTCTGACAGTTGGAAATGATACAACAGTTGGTTTCCTAGCACCGCCTGAGTACATCCGCGAGTTAATCAAAGCGGTAACAGAAATATCACCTTTGCGATCAGTTTCAAAGATTCGCTCTACAGGCCAGCGTTCAGTTCAGATACCCAAGAGGACAGGACAATTTACGGCACAGTGGACGGCTGAAGTTGGAACACGCTCTGAAACTACTGGTTACAGAGTAGGCATGGAAGAGATACCCACCCATGAGCTTTATGCTTTGGTGGACATTTCTAACCAAATGCTTGAAGACTCAGTGTTTGATCTAGAAGCAGAGATGCAAGGCGAGTTCGCTACACAATTCGCTAAAGGCGAGGGCGCGGCTTTCATAAGCGGTTCCTCAATCAACCAGCCTGAAGGCATCTTGACTAACAGCGATGTGGGCGAAACTGTTTCTGGAGCCGGAGCCGCTTTACAGGCTGATGGCTTAATCAGCCTAGTTCATGCTGTTAAGAGTGAATACGGACAGAATGGTACGTTTGTTTTCAATCGTTCCACACTTGCCGCAATTCGTAAACTGAAGGACACCGCTGGTCAGTATGTATTCCAAGCCGGAATGATGCTCACCTCTGGAGTTCCAAACACCATCTTGGGATCGCCTTACATTGAGGCAACTGATATGCCTGATGTAGCGGCAAACGCATTCCCAATTGTTTTCGGTGATTTCTCACAGGCATACA